AAGACTACGTAAGTCTCCAATAAATTCCTCTACTCTGCCACGTCCATAGTCTTCACCATCGACTGTGTTGAAACGAAGAACTAACCATGGTGAGGTATTCTTAGGTGCTGTACTTCGGCTACCGGGAAGTATCACATCGTCTACTTCCTGATGCCATGTCCAGCGTCCACTACTCTCATCCATCTTAACGCAAGTGTATACTTCAGCGTCATCTTCGTATGAGTCTGGTGCGTTTGGCCCGGCTTCGGGAGGCTTAGGCAACTCAAGACCTAACACCTTACGACTAATCATTTCTTTAGTAACAATCTCTATGACGTTACCGTTACCATCTCTGTTAACTACATACCTATTAAGTGGGTAGTGTTTCAAGCCATCTTTGCCCATAAATATAAGAGCGTTGCCTGATACAATTAGATGTTTTAATGCTTGATGTATTACAACTCTGTCATTTGATGCAGCGATGTAATCCATTATGTTTCGTTCTATTTTTGAGAACGATAGATCTAGCTCACTTCTCATCTGAGGATCTAGCTCTTCTCCTAACTTGTCATCCCTGACTTGTAGTTTAAAGAAGGCTGTCTGTGGTGGTACGAGAGCTAGCATAAGCTTTGCAGCTAGTGTGACTACAGCTTTAGCTCCAACGGATTGGAAGGGTTGAAGTAAAGTCTTCGTGCCCTTGTAGTGTACGTCACGTGTGACGAGGTATGGTAAGGTAAGTTCAGAGGCTTCTACAGCAACGTCTAAGAACTGTGATCGGTCCGAAGATAGTTTACTGTATAGTTCTCTGGCTTTATACATTTAATCCTCCAGTTCCGCCGCCTTGTGTGCCGCCGGTATTTACATTTATTTTAAGAGCATCAGTACCTGTTTTCTTACCAGCTGATGGTGCTCCTTTCTTTGCTCCAGACCCATAAGATACTTCTGCTGTCTCATCAGGATCAAGCAGTTCTTTCTTTTCTGGTCTTACAGCTTCTTGTTTTTGTTGTTGAACCCTAGGCTGAAATGGAGCCGGGGTTGGTAGTGGGGTCGATCTTCTGCCCCCTCCGAATACACACATTAGATTTCTTCTACTATAGATTTTATATACTGTACCACATCCTGTTGACCAGAACGGTACATGATGGAGGCTAAGTCCTCCTTGGGGTGGACGGGATGCCAAGCGAACTTGGCTTCCAGATCCTCTACCAATTTCTGTAGCTTCTCTGATTGGAAACTAAGCGTATTGGGGGAGATTTGTGTTTGCATGTTCAAAGAACGCTGGCATACGAGCTGCTTTTGTGTCAGAAAACTGAGGGGCTTTACCCTGATACATTAACTGATCGCTCGCATCCAGCCAAAATTTTTTCGACAAATATTTATCAGTATTGTTTTCTGCTAGGGGTTGTAGTACCCATTGTATAGTTGCCTTCCGAAGCTTATCCAAAGAAGTGCTAGGAACAAGACCCAACTCAGCACATACGAGACTATTTGTCGCAACGTGTATCTGTTCATCTCTGGATATATCAGCTGATACTGTTCTGAGAGCAGCATCACCAAGAAAGCGAAACATAGGTAATAGAACAAAGAATATAGCTCGCTCTGCAACGAGTGCCTTTGTGATAGTGTGGTCAGGGTGATCAATCCAAGCATCTCTTAACCTCTTTGCTTCAAGTTCAGCTTTGGGATCAGCCCCATGGGCGTCAACAATGAAGCCCAGAGCGAGATCATGTTTAATCTCATCTTGTACGTTTGACTCAAGAAGTGTCCTCGCTGCTTGCGGGACAGTCCTCTCCAGTCCCTGAGAAATAAATTCTCCAACTGGTAGCTCCATATGACGTATTGCGAGTGCACGCTTGATGGTTTCTTCAGCACCTTCTTTCAATACTCCTTTAGTAGGTTGGACTGGTGTCCATGTTCTTTTTCTGTTTTGTAATTTTATGTAGGGGTTCATTGTTGGCAGTCACATTCAATAGTTGTATCTTGATCTATGATTCCCTGTAAGTAACTGTCAATGTCAGTGTCAGCTAATGCAGCATAGGCATCAGACTTGTCTTGTACATCACCCATTACTTGGAGAGAATAATATAAAGAGGTCTGTGGACTTCCGAGCCACTCCTCTATAAACGCTTCATTATATTGAACTACATCACTCCAGCTGTTGAAGCTGTAGCCATGAAGCAATCCTGTCCTATCGAGCATCGTCATGATTTCGTCTGCTACACGCTTGTATGCGTCCCATCCTACTTCACTTGCTATCTCAACGTCGCCATAGTTGACTCTATCTACTCCGAACTCGCCGGAATCTCTGTCAACCATCCTTGCTATTGGTGGTGCTATCTCTGGTGTGCATGTATAGCCGTCTAGGTCTCTACTGCGATAGCTGCAACTGGCAGTGGGTGCAATAGCGAACGCCCTTACCATATTATTATTATGTGCTACTTGTGCCGCTTCAAAAATCGCTCTGTCCAAGGCAACAGCCGCCATACCGGCTTCGTTGGTTGCACTATGTCCTCTGTTGACAAGGCGGAGGGCTTCTCCGAAGTCTTTGTAGCTGATGTTATAACGTCTGAGGAAGTTGGCAAGACCGAGCACTCCGAGCCCAACTTGTCTGTCGACTTCTGGGGCAAGGTATTCTCCAGATTCTCCAACACCTGTCCGGCCATGGAGATCACACAACTCGGACATGCCTGATACGAAAGCCTCTTGTAGGTTGTCGAGTGTACAGGAACCGAGATTGACATGCTGTAACAAGCACGTTCCACGTGAGGGCAAGTATACCTCAAGACAGACGTTTCCATAGATACGCTCCCCGGTATTGGTGTATTTGATTTTGTTGAGCCAGATGTCTCCTGATTTGATTCCATAAAGCAAAGCGTCCTTAGTGTCTTGGTCTGCGAACTTCCACATCTCGTCGTCGATGTCAACACAACGCTTGACCCAAGGCAGTTCTGATCTGGAAGCTGTAATAAAGTCTACCACGTCTGGGTGGCATAGGTCTAGGTGCAATACGATAGCACCATTCTTGTAAGCCCCACCTCTTCTCAAGGTTTCATTTAGAGCTGAATATATTTTGCCGAAGCTGACTGGGCCAGTAGCCACAAGTCCTTTGTCATTTGTATGACCGGCTGGTCTAAGCTTAGATAGGTGGATTGCACAGCCTGCACCAAATCTTAGTGCGTGACTTGCGAACCTCCAGCTAGCTTCGATGCCGTTAGCCCCTTCCATGCTGTCCTCAACAACGAAGGTTGTGCATGATACAGGTAGTCTTGATGTAGGATCGTCGATCCAAGACTGTACCCGTCCAGTGCGGGAGATTAAGTTAGACATTTAAATAAAATTTATTATGTTTTTTAGATTGTTTGTTAGTACAAAGTTTTGTTTTTGTAAAGCAAGGAAGAGTGTAATTATATCCTCCTTGTTCTTATCGTAGTTCTCTCTGAGCTTGTTCTCAACTAACTTCAATTTGAACTCCTGTTCCAGAGTTAATTTCATACTCGGGCGTAGGTGTCCAGAGTCTTGGTTCTTGCTTTTGGGAATCATAGTCCTCGTTTGTAAGTATTCTGGCTAGCCTTGCATTACATAGAGCATCCTCTTCTGTGAGCCCTTTGTCTTCAAAAGCTTTGACAACTGTAGCCCAGCTGTAGCCTTCTTTCTCGAAAAGAGTAGTCGCTCTCTTCACTCCGATCCCGGGAACGCCACTGTAGCCATCTGTCTGGTCGCCTGCAAGCGTCTGAATCAGATGCCACTTCGCACCCTCTTCTGGTGTGATCGTAATGGTGTCTTCGAGATTGTATAGCTTACCGGGGATCTGTTTCATGTCTTTGTCAGGAGAAACAATGATATTCCCTGTAAGTTTGGTGGCATAGATGCCCATAGCATCATCGGCCTCCAGTTGTGGCATGACGATAACATCATACTCAATTTTAAGTCCTGATATGACACGTTTGTATCCACAGGGCTTCTTTCTATTTCTGTGACCCTTGTATTCTGGGAAAATTTTTTTCCTAAAATTTTTAGAGTCGCTAAAAAACAGTGTTGGCTTCGCAAAAGAGCCAAATTGCATTTGTATGTTAGATATTTCACGTTTTACGGCACTATAGGCTTCTGAAAAGTTAGAAGTCACTAATATTACGTCTTCTCCGTAGTCTATCTCTGTTTCACAGGCTGCACAGCACTTGTATACTATGTAGTCTGCATCAATTAGTAATTTCATGGTGGTTTTAGTGTACGTCAGCCCAAGTATATCCGATCTTAGCTTCTGCTGCGATGGGACACCTTAGATTGTAATATTCGCCTGCAAATCTAGCGGCTGTTTCGAGCCATTTTGCAAATTCTTCTGCAAATCTTGGATAACATTCGTAATTTAGCTCGTCATGTACGAATGATAGTTGGTGGCCGTCTGGTGGTAGACATCATCA